AGTGTAGATTGCCCCGAAGGTGTGTCTTATGAATTGCGTGAGTATTTCACATTTCAAGTTCCCGGTTATCAATTCACACCTCAATATCGCAACAAGCTTTGGGATGGTAAGATAAGACTGTGGGACACAAGAACTCGTAGAATCTATAGAGGTCTTGTGCCATACATTGTTAAGTTCTGTGAAGAGCGTGACTATGAGTGGGAGTATGATAATGAGGTTTATGACGAAGAGTTTTCGTTAAGTGAAGCTGAACAATTCTTTACTAAGTTAAACCTACCGGAAAAGTATAAACCAAGGGACTATCAAATCGATGCTTTCGTTCACGCTGTTCGCACTCGCCGCAGTTTGCTTCTTTCTCCTACCGCTTCTGGTAAGTCGCTTATCATTTACCTACTTGTGCGCTATTACGCATCTCGGACTCTTATTATCGTTCCAACTATTTCTCTTGTCAGTCAGTTGGCTACTGATTTTGCCGATTATGGGTTTGAAAGTGATCGCTTTGTTCACCGTATCTTTGGCGGAGAAGATAAACAGACAAATAAACCGATCACCATCTCCACGTGGCAGTCACTCTATAAACTCCCTAAAAAATATTTCGAACAATTTGATGTAATCATCGGCGATGAGGCTCATCTGTTCAAGGCTAAGTCACTCGCCAGCATCATGGAGAACCTTGTAAATTCAAAGTTTCGTTTTGGATTTACAGGGACATTAGACGGTACCAAGACACACAAGTTAGTCCTCGAAGGTCTCTTCGGCACAGTTCGTAAGGTGACAACCACCAAAGAACTGATGGATCAAGGTCATGTTGCAGATTTCACTATCAAGTGCCTACTTCTGAAACATAACGATAGCATCTGTCAAGCCGCAAAGAACTTCACATATCCTCAAGAGATTGAATATCTCATCCTTAATGAATCACGAAACAAGTTCATCTCTAACCTAGCTCTATCACTAGATGGTAACACACTCGTTCTCTACCAGTTTGTTGAGAAACATGGTGCCATCTTATATGATATCATAAACAAAGCATCAACTGGTCAAAAAGTATTCTTTGTATCTGGTAATGTTGATGGTGAGTCTAGAGAAGAGATTAGACAGATTGTTGAGAAAGAAACCAATGCTATCATCGTAGCATCTTACGGAACCTTCTCAACTGGTATTAACATCAAGAATCTACACAGTATCATCTTTGCATCACCATCTAAATCAAGGGTTCGTAATCTACAGTCTATTGGTCGTGGTCTACGCATATCAGAAACTAAAACAGAGGCAACTCTATTTGATATTGCAGACGATCTTAGACACAAGAAGCATGAGAACTTCACACTGAAACACTTTGCGGAACGCATAAAAATCTATAGTGAAGAAAAGTTTAATTTTAGAATCTATAAGATAGAACTCAAAGGATAAGATTATGGAATTAGAACAGTCTGTCAAGTTTGTTAGATTGAATACAGGTGAGGATTTGATCTCTCAGATCACAGAAGTCAAATCGGATGATGATACCGAGAACTACTATATACTAACAAACCCTATGAAGTTGACATACTCTGTTGGTGGTGCTAATAAACCTGGAATGTTTGCTATCAATCTTATGCAATGGGTTTTCAATAGAATCTGTGAAGATCAAGACTTTACCATCTATCCTTCTGATATTCTCACCGTAGGTAATCCAACAGATGATATGATTGAATACTATTGGGAATGTGTTGATAATTTTTATGAGATGAGAGAGAAGAACAAGAAGAATACTGAATACGTTAAACCTGACTCTGAAGAAGAAGAAGTGTTTGATGAGTTTATGGATGATAGTGAAAGTCTAGAACTACTGAAAGACCTACTGAACGGTATCAATAAGCCAGTAAAAGGAACATTACACTGATGGCCGCTGAGAAGAACAAATACCTTATTGAAGAAGGTGCATATGATTTCGGATTCTCCTTCTCTGATGAAGAAGAGATTGTGTCCACTCACACCGAATATGCATCTATGACTGAACAGGTGGAGGATCTGAAGGAGAGACTTCATGCTCTCAACAAGATATTCTTACCTCTGTTAGAGAATCTAATCAAAGACCCTGACAAACCCATGATCAAATGGCCTAATAGGAAAGAGGTTATTGAGAAACAGATTAAGAAGCTGAAACAAATCACTAGCGTCTAACCAAACCATTAAAGTCTTTCATTAACGGAGGACATAGCTGTTATAGCACATTGTCAACCCATTGTCAAGAGGTATTTTATGTCTAAGCCAAAAAAAGTTCATTATGTCGATAACCAAAAGTTTTACCAAGCTATTGTTGAATACCGTCAGAAGTTACAGGATGCCAGAGCGGATGGCCGTGAAGATCCTAGAATACCGAACTATATTGGCGAGTGTATTTGGAAGATTGCGGATAAGTTGTCAACCAAACCTTGCTTCATGAACTACTCATATCGTGATGAGATGATTTCTGATGGTGTAGAAAACTGCATTCTATACTTCAAAGATTATGATCCAGTTAAAGGTCAGAATCCTTTTGCCTACTTTACACAGGTCATCTACTATGCCTTCATTCGTCGAATCAGTAAAGAGGAAAAGAACCGCTATATAATCTATAAGAACTTCCAAAACGTCCTGTGTAGTACCGATATGGGAGTTTTGATAGATCATGAAGATAAGCACTTGCTTCCTTCTCAAATGTATGATAATATTAATGACTTCATGAGTAGGTTTGAAAAGAAGGAAGAGGCGAAGAAAGCAAAGCGCAAGTTGATGAAAGAGAATAACTTGCTGAAGTTTTATGAGGAAAAAGAAAATGAAGGAAGAGTTCCCGAACATCCCCTTTCAGGTTGAGAACCTAATCAAGAATATGATGGACAAGAATGAACGCCCACATATTCGAGACAACTATCGATCTAGATTGGAATACATTAAGACAGCGATTGACCAATCTATCCGTAAGTATGATAACGATGCAATGATGCATGGTGGTGGAAAGAAGAGAGCATAACTTGAAAGTAGCCATTATAACAGATACTCACTGGGGGATCAGAAATGATTCTCCAGTTTTTTACGATTACTTTAAGAAATCCTTAGAGCAGTTCTGGCAGGTCATTCAAGATGAAGATGTTGGATACATTCTACATCTGGGTGACCTATTTGATCGTCGTAAGTATTTGAACTTCATGACGGCCAAACGTTGCCGTGAGGATTTCTTGGAGCCTATCGAGAGACTGAAGATACCCACAATGATTGCTTGTGGTAACCATGATGTGTTCTACAAGAACACCAATGATGTGAACGCACTGGACGAAATCTTAGGTGATAGATATGAATATATTCGACACTTTAAAAAACCTGAACTTGTCAACATCGATGGCTTGGATATCCAACTTATACCGTGGATTACCGAGTCGAACTACGATGAATCAATGGAAGCAATCAAGCACTCAAAGGCTGAAATCCTTATGGGACACCTCGAACTTAATGGCTTCGAGATGTTTAGAGGCAGTATCTCGGACCACGGCTTGTCTGCTAATCTCTTTGATCGCTATGATATGGTTATGTCTGGTCATTATCATCATAAGTCCACTACTGGGAATATTCATTACCTTGGTGCTTTTGCTGAGTATACATGGAGTGATTATAACGATCCTAGAGGGTTTCATATCCTCGACACACAAACACGACAAATGACCTTCCATAAGAATCCTCATAACATCTTCAAGATGATGGCTTATGATGATGTGAAGAACCCAAACATTCTACAGGACATTCAGGCTAAAGACTATAGTTCATTTGCTGGTTGTTATGTGAAGATTGTCTGTGTCAATAAGACTAATCCATACTCGTTCGATATGCTACTTGATAAGTTGTATCAAGTCTCACCTCTAGATATCTCCATCATCGAAGATGTTTCAGCGTTCAAGGACAATGAAGAAGATTCTGAGATTGATCAGGCTGAAGATACGGTAACCATTCTATCAAAGTATATTGATGGGTTGACATTACCTGTAGAAAATGATAAGATGAAAACTTATATGAAAGATATCTATACGGAAGCCTTACAAGTGGAGTTTGCTGAATGACGAAGGTGATTGTAAGACCTGAAACGACTACTCATGTCCTAGATTTCATGTTTCATATGATCAAGGATAAAAAAGAAGCAAAGAATGTTGCTGACCTTATAGGTGACAAACAGATATTTCAGGTAGCGAGAGGTGTCGATCCTGACACCTTTCAACCCATCCTTTACTTTGCTATTCCTGAAGATAACAAACCTTTCAATGCTTGGCTGAAGTATGGCTCTACAATGGAACTATTGGTAAAATCTGATGATACTGTTTGAAAAGATTCGATGGAAGAACCTGCTATCGACAGGCAATATCTTTACCGAGATCAAGCTCAATGAAACGTCTAACTCCCTAGTCATTGGCGACAACGGAGCAGGAAAGTCTACAATACTAGACGCATTGTGCTTCGCTCTTTTTGGTAAAGCCTTTCGTAAGATTAACAAGCCGGCTCTGGTCAATTCAGTCAACACTAAAGAATGTGTGGTTGAGGTTGAGTTTAAGACTAATGGTAAAGCCTATAAGATTGTTCGTGGTATCAAACCGAATGTCTTTGAAATTTACTGTGAAGGCATTATCATTAATCAAGACTCAGCTTCTAGAGACTATCAAGAACATCTAGAAAAGTTTATCCTCAAGATGAACTATAAGTCTTTCACTCAGATTGTTATTCTGGGTTCGGCTTCGTTTACTCCTTTCATGCAGTTGTCGGCTAATGATCGTAGAACCGTCATTGAAGATTTGCTTGACATTCAAATCTTCTCTATCATGAGTAACATCACTAAACAGAGATCGAGCACCAACAAAGACTTGATTGAACGCAATAGATTGAATCTTTCTGCTAAAGAAGATATGAAGTCTTATATCGAGAAGAGTATCGCCAGTCTGAAGAAGAACAATGAGGACAAGAAGAATGTCTTGCTTTCGCAAAAAGAAGATCATGAACAATCAATTACCACACACCAAGACGAAGTTCGTTCCCTCGACAAGAGGCTTAGCTTTCTTATCAACGAGGCCAGTGAGAAAGCGAAAAGTAAAGACAAGCACAAGAAGCTCATTGCGCTACAATCGAAGATTGAATCCAACTCGAATAGAATTGAATCTGAAATCTCCTTCTATTGTGATAATGACACTTGCCCAACTTGTCGTCAATCTATTGACAGTGGTTTCAAAGCTGAAGCAGTTGATAGTAACAACAAAAAACTCGAAGAACTCAATCAAGGCCTCAGAGATATCGGAGATCAAATCGCTATTTGCGTTACTGCCATCAACGAATCTGATAAGCTTATCGCAGAAGCGAGTAATGTAAAGAACCGTATTACATCGATCAACGCAAATATCTCTAACATGGTTTCTCATATCAATGATATTGAAGATCAGATTGAACAGATCGGTAGTTCAGATTCACTGTTGATTGAAAACGAAGAGTCGCTCAAGACTGTATTTGATGAGTTGGCTATGCTCAACAAAGAAAAGTATGACTTGCTGACAGAGAAGAAGTATATTGAAACTGCCATCAGTCTACTTAAAGATGGTGGCATCAAGACTAAGATCATCAAGCAATATCTTCCTATCATCAACAAACTGATCAATAAGTATCTTGCTCAGATGGGTTTCTTTGTAAACTTCAACATCAACGAACAGTTCGAAGAGACTATCAAGAGCCGCTACCGTGATGACTTCTCATATCACAACTTCTCTGAAGGTGAGAAGATGCGTATCGATCTTGCTCTCCTTTTCACATGGAGAACAATCGCCAGAATGCGTAACTCGGTCAATACCAACCTTCTTATCCTCGATGAGGTTCTGGACGGTTCACTAGATAATAGTGGTACCGATGAGTTCCTGAAAATCATGTGGGATATGCTCGGTGATACCAATACCTTTGTTATCAGCCATAAGACGGATGCACTACTAGACAAGTTTCAGAAAGTGTATAAATTTCAAAAAATTAAGAACTTTTCTATGATACAAGCATAAAAATTTCTCTCGCCTTTCCGTCTAATCTGGTATATAATAACATATTATTTGAAAGTGAGTAGGTATGTCTGAAGAAATTGAAGAACTCGAAACAGAAGAAGAAGTAGCCGTAAAAGATCCGTTTCTCGAAAAGCAATGGGAAGATTGGCTTGCGGCTAATGATGTTACACAGTTTCAAGCACCAACGGACGAAGAACTCCGTGAGGCGGTCATTCGTGATTTGCAATATGCATCTCAGATGAGTGTTGGTGAGTATACCTTGTTTCAGAAGTGGTGTGAAATCCAAGAGCGATATCCTACGCAAGAAGTATCGACTCTCTTTGGTGAAGAAGTCCAGATGGACAAAGATCAAGAGATGTTCATCAAGGGTATCAAAGACAATATTTGGATTCCTAAATCACCAGAAGATTACCTCGAACTTCAACCTGAACTGATCTACACAAAAGATGCTGAAATGTCCGAAACATGGAACGGCATCCGCACCTTTACCTCCACCATGAAGAACAACTCGAACATCGGTCGAAACCTGAACTACATCGTCATTGATCGAAAGTCTGGTAAATATCTCGGTGTTATGTGTATCTCTTCAGACTTCCTTGACTTGACTCCTCGTGATCAATATATCGGTTGGGAACGTGAGAAGAAAACTCAAGGTCGTATGATCAACTATACGGCTATCGGTTCGACCATTGTGCCTTTGCAACCACTCGGCTATAACTATGTTGGCGGTAAACTCTTGGCTTTGTTGTGTCTATCTGATGAGGTTCAGTATCAGTGGAAGAAGCAATATGGTGATGTTCTGGTTGGTGTGACAACCACTTCACTCTATGGTATGAAGAAGCAAGGTGGTCTCAGCCAGTATGATAACCTGAAGCACTGGAAGAAGATGGGCTATTCGTCAGGTTCAGTTTCATATGAAACAACCAAACCTACAGTAACCATGATTCGTGATTGGTTGAAGAAGAACCACACTCGTAAGTATTTCGAATGGTATGCGGCTAAGAAGCAAAGCGGTCAACCATATAAGCGTGATCATAAGAATCGTTCATATACTTTCACATATAGCAAACTAAGTATCCCTAAAGAGTTGATCAGGTCTGAACATCAACGCGGAATCTATTTCTCACCGTTGTATGACAATACGAATGACTTCCTTTGCGGTAAGATCGAAGAGAAAGATTTGGTTAAGTCTTTCGATACTTCATACGAATACTTGACTACACTCTGGAAAGAGAAGTATGCCGCCAAACGTATTCGTAATCTACAAGAGACTGATCGAGTTTCTACTGAGACACTATTCTATGATGATCAGATATACTTGAAGTGGGAAGAGGTCAAAGAGAAGTATATGTCTCAAGTTGGTCGATGACTTGCTATTCCTTAAAAACTATCGTATAATCCAAGGGCTGGTGAAAACCAGCCCTTTTCATTTGGTATGCACCAGATGCAGGTCAGACATTCTCTTTTTGTAGTTGACTCCGCCACCATCTCCTTTATACTGTAAGCATAATCAATGAGGGTCTTATGTCGGAACAGAACATCCAGTCCAAGTCACAGTTAGCCAAGTTGCTGGCAACCGAGAACATCTCGTTCCAGCATGATCCTTCGGCTAAAACAGCTTCTTTTGACGTTAAGAACCGCGTCTTGGTTCTTCCCGTTTGGCAGAACATTTCGAATGACCTGTATGACATGCTGGTTGTTCACGAAGTAGGCCATGCTCTCGATACACCAGCCGATGGCTGGATTGATGCCATTGATGCCATCGCTCAGAATGTCCACGGTGCCAAGAATGACCGTTATCGCGGTGCTATCAAAGGCTTCTTGAATGTTGTTGAAGATGCTCGTATCGACAAACGTCAGAAGCGGCGGTATCCAGGTGCCAAGCGCAACTACATTGCCGGCTACAAGGAACTGATCGAACGTGACTTCTTCGGCACTTCGAAGCGGAACGTCAATGATATGTCTTTCATCGACCGTTTGAACATGTATTTCAAAGGCGGTGCAATGGGCACCCTTGGTCGTATCATCTTCGATAACGAAGAAGCACCTCTCGTTAAGCGGGTTGAAGCCGCTGAAACCTTCGAAGATGTGATCGCTCTTACCGAAGAGATTTACCGTTTCTCGAAGGAGAAAGGTGAAGAGCAACAGCAGAACCTCGATGACTTCAAAGAAATTGATCAATTCGCCGAAGGCGATGATGATGATTTCGAAGAATATGAAGATTTCGATTCTGATGATGATGCTGAAGCCGATACTGATGGTGAAGGCGACCAGTCTGATGAATCCGAAGATGACGAAGAAGGTCAATCTTCGAAGGCTCCTCAAAAACCTGATGACGAAAAGACCGAAGAGGGTCAAGGCGGCTTTACTGGTGCCGGCGAAACCAAAGGCGATGTTGTTCCTCAGTCTGAGACTGAACGGGCTTGGGAAGAAAACCTGAATAGCATTGTTGGTTCTGATGATATCAACTATGTCTATGTTAACCTTCCCAAAGTAAACATCGAAAACATTGTTGATGATTACAAGATAGTTATCAAAGCAATGTATGATGATCTTACGCGGTTCATTCCAAAAGACCGTATCGCAAAACTTGCTGAAGGTTTCAATAAGTTTAAGGCTGAAGAAAACGCCACCATCTCTTACATGGTGAAAGAATTTGAAAGCCGTAAATCTGCTGAAGCCTATTCGAAAATCTCGGTCGCCAAGACTGGTGTTATCGATACCAACAAGCTTCACTCTTATCGGTATAATGACGATATCTTCCGTCGGTTGTCTGTTCTTCCTAACGGTAAGAACCACGGCTTCATCATGTTCCTTGATTGGTCTGGTTCTATGACCCAAAACATGCAGAAAACCGTTAAACAGTTGATCAGCTTGACCATGTTCTGTAAGCGGGTTCAGATTCCTTTCGAAGTCTATTTCTTCCGTGATCTGAACGGCGCAGAATATGACTTTTCTAAAAGAAGCTTCGAGGCTGGCAAGAATACTGTTCAGATGAGTGATTTCCGCTTGCGTAACATTCTCTCATCTCGGATGTCCTTGTCTGAATTGAACTTGGCCTACAATCTCTTGTGGGTTCAAGGTGAAGGCGGTAGTGACCGCTACCGTGTTGATCCCATGGGTGGTACACCTCTCAATCAGGCTATCATTGCGGCAGAACTTCTGGTGAAACAGTTCCGCAAGAACAACAAACTGGAAATCGTCAACACA